TTTCAAATACGTCATGCAAAGTTATAGCACCATCATTTTCTCTGCCTACTGTGATACAGCATTTCGCTTCAATCTCGGATCTTATTTTTTCAAGCACCTCGCATTTTATATATTTCACTTGTCTGCCCTGTGGTGTCTGAAACGTAACAAACATCGTATTTTCATACTCTGCATCCGATATTTTATTCCAGTCCTCTTTGGTCATAGGACTGTTTAAGGTAAATTCAAAGCTATCACTCATTCCTTCGCCTCGTTTTCTGCCTTATCCGCAAGGATTGCGAGGCTTTTGGATATATCTGCAAGCATTGTAGCGATTAACCCAAGCTGGAATGTTACCATTTCTTCATAAGTCCCAGTTGGTTGGTCTTCCGCTCTTTTAATCGCTCCACTAACTATCAGTTTATTTTCTTCAACTCTCATCATTCTTCATCACCTCGTCCCTGTCGATCTCCACCGCGATGTCATCGTATATCTGGAAGCGGTCAGTCGTTATCTGCTCCGCTACTCCATACTTTGCATTCAGTTCCGACATCGTGCGTTTACACTTGCCAGCGCCGTTGTACTGGCAGTATGTCTTCGCGCAGTCTTCCTTCTTTCCGTCGCAGATGTATAGCGTGATCATTCTGCCGCCTCCCCGTCCGAGTATTCCACCTCTGTCCGTCTGCTCTCCACGATGATCTTCCCGCCTTTCTGGTACATACTGCAGGTGGTCTCGCCGTCAATGTTGATGCTTACCTTCTTGATCCGGTCACGTGCCATTCCGTCTACTGCTGCCAGCATCACCTGCGCGACTGTCTTCTTGTTCTTTTTGGCCAGGATCATCTCGATCGCATCCTGTGCGTCCGTTTTTTTGGACTCGATCTTCTTTTCGTCCTCCGCCCCCGCGCAGGCGCAATCCATTGTCGCGATCTTGTTCAACTCTGCCTCTGTGTATTCCTTGCCCTCTGCTACCATCACCACGGCCTGCTGTCCGCAGTACATACAGACAGCATCACGCGCTACCAGCTTGTTTTCTCTCATTTCTCACCCTCCGTATAATCGATGATTCTCTTCACGATGTTCAGCATCCCCTCCAGCTTCGTCCGCAGTGCTCTGTACTGCTTATCCCGGAGCAGCCGTTCACAGGCTCCGATATCGTGCGACAGTCCTGCCTTCCATCCTCGCACTGTATTGTCCTCGCCTTTGGACTCCCTTGCCGGGATCTTCGACAGGTCTGTCACCGTGCTTTTCGGTTCTTCCTCTTCTTCGACCGGTTCCGGAATCAGTTCGTCTCTGTCCAGCTTTCCGTCCGTTTTTGGTTCGTTTTCGTCCGTTTTTTGCGGTTTTTTGTCATTTTCTGACGTTTTATGCTCGTTTTTGGTCTTTTCCGGTTTCGGTGGGGTGCTGACCTTGTTCTCTTTCTTCGGTTGCACCGGTGCAACTTCCGGAACTTCCCTCTGATAGATCCGTTCCCACATCTGCTTTGCTGTTTCCGGTAACGATTCACAGGTCCAGCTCCTGCGGTAGAGTTCTCCCAGCGACTCCTCGATATCTTCCGGTGTGTGCTCTTCCTTGGTGTCTTCCCTGACGTTGGTGAGGGTGATCCTCCGGCCATTGATGACCAGAGCCATCTTGCCGACTCCCTGCACTCTTGCCATGTACATCTTCTGGCCTGCCGGTGCCAGGATCTCCAGCAGTCTTTCCTGGCGCATTCCGTCCGTCATGTAACCCAAATAATCAGTCCCCATCAGTTCCATCATCAGGCCTGGATCGTCTTCGCCGATCTTGTACAGCACCCGTGCCAGCATCGACAGATCCGTGTGATCCTGTTCCTCTGCCATCACTTCCAGCGGTGTGATTTTCTGCTCTTCCGTTACCTCTGCTTTGATCTCCGCGATCTCTGCCGCAGTATAGCCATCCGTCAGTTCTTCGTTCAGACTGTCCGGGAGCATCAGCATCATATTGAGTTTTTTGACGCCAAAAGGTCTGTACTGTTCCGCCAGCTGTTCCGGATCGTCCGGATCCCCGAACCGCTCATTGATCGCGATGAAACGGCTGGTCTGTGACTTATCCAGTCCGTACTCTTTTTCCGCAAACTCCAGCACGTTCTTGTACGGGCTGTCGATCAGAATGTCCGTGTCCCTTGCCTTGCGGAGCAGGTATCCGATCCGCACGAAGCCCTGCGCTGCTCTGTGCATTTCGTGATCGAGTTCCGCCTTAAAATCCTTATAACTCTGCTGATACTGTAATACGTGCTCTTCCACGTTTCTTACCCTCCAATCCTTTCACGTAGTTGTCCAACAGTGGCTGCAGGATATCCTTGTCCGGCTGCTGGTCATATGCTTCGTACCATTGCTCGATCTTTGTCCCGCGGATCTCGATGGTACAGAACGGTGTATCTGCTTCGTCCGCTTTCCGCAGGAAGAGGATGATCCCCGTCCCTTTGGCGTGTGCGGAGAGGTAGTTGTCCCCGCCGACACAGTGGTGCAACACACGGCCCTCTTCGATGATCTCCGCTGCATTCTTCGCCGGTCGGATGATGTACTCCCCAAGCTCTGCTCTGTATTTCCTGTCCAGTTTATTGTACCGTTCCGCGATCCCCACATACTTCTGCAGGGCTTCTGCTTTCCGCTTCTCCATCTTCTCACGCTCCAGCTCCAGCACCATTTCATTGTGCCGTCTTCGGAGATCCTTCGGGAAGAGTGCGATGGAGTTCCCGATGTCGTATCCTGCCCGCCGTTTCATCCGGATATAATCGAGATAGGTCTGGAATGCTATGTTCTTCTGTTCCTGCTCTTTCCGGTACTTTTTGAGCTTGTCCAGTGTCGTGTGCTTTAAGATCTCGCGCACCACATCCCTGTCGGTATTGTTCCAGACGTAGCCCTGCAGGTACAACTCGATGTCCATCTGCTTCTGTGTCCAGTGCTCTTTTGATTTCCGCTCTTCCTGGAACACGCCCAGCAGCGATCCCCCGGATTCTTTGAGCATCGGCATCCGCTCTTTATAGATCCGCAGCCTGTCCCAGATTGTCTTCCCTCTCGGGTTGATATTGGCACCGGTACCGGCGATCAGCCTGCGGAGCAGCGCTTCCATCCCCAGCTTCTGGACCATTTCCATGTCCGGGTACCTGCTAAATGCAGAATAGTAGTCGATCAGGTTCCATCTTTCCGGATTGCCGTATTTGAGCATCGGCGTCTTTTGGATCTCCTTGTATGTGTCCGGGTAGATGTTGCTCACGTATAATGTTTTAGCGCTGTAATAACCCATATACCACGACGTTTGCCCTGACCAGCTGCTATAGTACAGATATGTCCGTTCCGCCTTCTTTCCCTTCTGCAGATACACCCGGCCATATTCCTGATGCGTGTATGTGGTTTTGCCTTCCTTCCAGGTTCTTTGCTCCGTCTCGATGATCCGGAAGATGAAGTCCTGCCCCATCCTCTGTCCGATCATCCACGCGACCCTGTTTGTGTAGTCTCTTTTGATCCGTCCAATTGCCCTATACTGTGCTTTGGCCTTGCAGATCGGACAGGTGCCGATCTCTCCGGACACCGGTGTGTCCAACAGCTTCTCCATCGCCCTCTGCTCCAACGTGTCGCCCAGCTCTGTCACGCCCTCGTAGCGTGTCCCGCAGGCCGTACAGTACACGGAGAGATGTCTGCCCTTGCGTTTGTACTGCAGCTGGCCTTTGAGATCAAACAGGCTCTCCGCGTATTTGTACGCCTTTTCCGGTATTTTCCGCAGTTTCATCATCAGCCCTCCATGTAGTATTCCCGGATGATTTTCTTGGCGGATGCCATTCCGGGGATCCCCATTTCCACGCCGGTCGCTCCGATCCCGGATGCCTTGATGATACGGCCGTCCACCTTGTACTTTGCGTTATACGACCATTTGAGCATTGCACCGATGCATCCGATCAGGCTCTTGCCCTTCTTCCGGATCGCTACGGACATCTGCAGGTCTTCCATTGCGGACGACTGGATGTAGTCGATCCAGTCCTGCACGATCTCGGATGCTTTAATATCCGCGATCTCCACGGCCAGCTTTCCGAGTGCTGCGGTCTTGGCTGTGCAGAGTTCCGGGATCACTCCGTCCACGTAGTCCTCTACGTCTCCCGTATCGATGCCGTTCTCCGCTGCCAGTTCTTTCAGCGCTTCGATGTCGCCCTGTGTCTTCTGGCCTTCTGCAGCCTTGTTAAGCTCTTCGTAGGTGTCAAATTCGCCAAACTTGTCAAACATACATTATCCCCTTTCTTATACTTTGATCATCACGCCATACTGCGGATAGTGTAGTGCGCTGTGCAGTTCCGTTTCCAGTCCCGTGTAGTATTCGTGCCGACCTTCTGTGATGTCTTTCAGTTCGTGCTTCTGCAGTTCCGCATCGAGTTCCAGAAACTCCGGTGCAACCGCTTCGCCGTTTGACATCTTCCAGCCCTTTTCCTTCCATAACGGCATCCAGTTCCTGATGTATGCCGCAAGGTACTGCGTCTCGCAGAAGACTTCCACGCGGCTCTTACCTTTCAGCTCCCGCAGTGCCAGCGTGAGCAGCATCACTTCCATCCTGCTCTGCTTGGTGTAAAATGCCCTGCAGCGCTTCCGCTGGATCTCCAGCCACTTCTCCGACTCCGGCGGTTCTCTCCACTCTCCGTCTGCTTTAAATGTCATATAGTAGGTGCCGATGCCCGCTTCTCTGGATGTCATTTCCTCTTTCAGATAGATGCGTATCTCATTCATTTGAAATTCATCTCCGACAGCTCATTCAGCACTTCTTTCAGCTTCTGTGTCTCTTCCCAGGAGAGCGTGATCCCCTTCCACATCACGTCCTTGCTGTGGTCGTGCTCTTCCAGATCCTCCCGATACCACTTGCGGATGTCCAGCTTTGGCCTTCCGCCCCGGTATGAGATCATATTGGCCTCGACTGTCACGTGCTCCCCTTTGACGGACAGAACTGCCAGTTCTTCTTCAATTTCGTAGCTTTTTTCTGCCATACATTAAACCCTCGGTATGTCGTCAAATACTTTTTTTATTTTTGCCCGCGTCTCCCTGGAATCGATCACCATGAGCGCCCGGTCCAGTATGTTCCCCGTCCTGCGGATCACTTCCGCCTCGATGTCATCGTAGTCTATGATCTTCCTGCACTTCGCTTCGATGTCTTCCGGAAAGATCCCCGGCGTATACTCTTCTTTTCCACCTTTGAGATGCCGGTCACCGTAGAAGTGGATCCTGTCCTCTTCCCCCAGCAGGCCGCGCCGGATGCCCCACTCGAACAGTGCGTCCGCCTGATCCTTGCAGAGCACCGCCGGCCGGTATTTCTTGTTGGCGGCATTATTTAGAGCCTTTTGCATCAGATCCGTGATATCCTGCTTCAGGGCCTCTCTGACCGTCAGACGTTGCGGCGGGTTCCTCGCATTTCCTTCTTCGCTCATCCATCTCCCCCCATCTTCAGGAGGTCGTCTGCTCTATTTAAGACCGCCACGTCCCCGTACTTCAGCATATCGTCTGCCAGTTCAAACGCCAGCTTGAGGATCTTTTCCCTTTTATCTCCGTGGCGTTTCGAGATCTCTCGGAGCACGTATGCAAGCCCGATCGTTAAACTCATCACATCCTTGCAGATCGCTGTCTCTCTTGCACTTTCGTAGATCCTTAAATCTGTTAGCTGATCCACGAAATAATCCGCAAACGTATCCCATAGTTTTTCGGGAGATTTCTGTTTCAGTTCGCTGCAGACCAGCATTAACTCTGCAAAGACTTCTGTGCTTTTCCCTACGACCTCCACGTTTCCCTTATCTACTTTTATCACTTCCCGTCATCCTCCTCGCTTCCGTTCCGATGTCTGCGGTAGTCGTTCTTTGGGATCCCCGCTGCCGGTCCTTCCGTCTTCGATTCTGCCGGTTCCGGCAGTTTCAACTGCTGCCGTTCGTCCTTGTCCAGCTGTTCCCGGATCTCTGCCCGCAGTTCCAGCAGTCTCACGTTCAGCTCTTTGCGGATGAGATCCTTTGCTCTTGGGAGTATCTTGTCCAGTCTCACATATTCGCCATTCTTTCCCAAACGCAGCTCCCTTTCGTCCAGCTCTGCCAGCAGCTTCTTGATATATTCATAGACTGCTGCCGGGTCTTCCACGCCTTTCAGTTCTTCGATCTCAATCATTTCGCGCCCCCTTTCCTGCGATGTATGCCAGACACGCCGGCACGATGATCATCAGCGTCTCGCCCTCTCCGCACTTAACACCGAGCCATGTCGCTGCTACCATCAGTGCAACCGCTCCGATTTTCTTCAGGTCAATTTCCACAGCTATCTTTCCGTCTCTCATGTGCTTTCCTTCCTTTCCTTCTCGTCCAGCTCGTCCCAGTCTGCCAGGATCTCGTCCAGTTTGTTCGCCACAAGTTCGTAGATGGTCGCTCTGACATCTGCAGCATTGTAGCTGTGTTCCGCCCAGCTTTCCGTCTTCTTCTTCTCTTCGTAGGCCGCTCGGAGTCTCTGGTTGTCTTTGGCCATATCTCTGTAGATATCCGCCTGCAGTCTGATCCGTTCCTTTGGTGGCATTGTCGTCCTCATATATCAACCCTCCGCCTCTATCCATATCACTCGCACATAGTCGCCGTAGGTATGTATCCACTCCCATGCGCGATCCATATTGTCGCGGTACACGTCAATCGCTGTCCCGTTCCGGAGCATCCGACCGCCTCCGATATCCCTGCACTCATACATCCCGATGTACTCTCCGTCCATCGTGTAGAGCAGGGCCATATCCCCCAGATGATCCCGGTTGCTGGCGATGATGCCTTCGTATGGTTCCGTTCCGTCTGCCGTGCGGTGTCCGGTCGGCAGGTAGCACGTGCACCGCATCGTCTCCATCTCCACAGGCTCCCCGAAGATCGTCACCACTGACAAGTAGACTGCTGCCATTACTGCTCTAATCATCCGCTCCCACCGTGTACGACCGCCCGAAATGTTCGCATATCAGAGCCATATCGTCCAAAGTCCAAACGCTTTTTCCGCGCATCTTGGCGGACACTGCGGGCTGTGAGATCCCCAGGATCCCGGCGATCACTTCCTGCGATTCACCCAGTTCCATGATCCATCCGGCTACCCAGCGACTGAACGCTCTCGATGTCTTTTGCTCTGTTGTTGGTCTTAATCTGGCCATCGTCTCTCCTTTCTTGATTTTCGGCAGTTCTTGTGGTATCATACTAAAGACAGCACAAGATATTGCTGTTTGCTACGCCATCCTGAATGCTTGCAGGCTCACGGGGTGGCTTTTTCTTTTTGCTTCAATTTAACATAGTTAAATATTTTTATCAAAAAAATAACTTCCAACATCATTGATGTCGATCTTTAACAGATCCGACCATTTCAGGATGTCAGCCTGGGAGAAACCGGTGAGACCGTTCAACTTCTTTGAAATCGAAACCTTTGAGATTCCTAATTTCTCTCGAAATCTTTCATTGTTCCCGTACATCTCAACGATTCGCCCACGAAGTTTCGGGTATCGTGGCATCCATATCACCTCCTTCCATGGAACACTTTAGCATAGTTAAATTATTATGTCAACACAAAATGTTAAATTGTGTTAAATTTTGCATTTACCGCCGTTATATGTTATTATAAACCCACGAAAGGGGGTGCTTTATGAATAAGACAAAAGAACTGACAAGATACGAACGAACCAGCATCAACAGGATCAAAAGTCTCATCAATACGCACTGTGGTGGAAGTCAGAGAAAGTTCGCAGAAAAAACCGGTCTCAATATTGGCTCCGTGTCGCAGTACGTGAACGGCAAGAATACTCCGTCAAACTTAAACGCGCAGAAGATCGCCAAGGCCTTCGAAGTGGATCCTGAATGGGTTATGGGTTTTGAGTCCAAAAAAAGAACGATTATCATTTCCAAACCAGTCAATACCCCGAAAAATGCCCGTTTTGTTGGAACCAAATCTCACAGACGTGCCGGAACGTATACTGCTGCATTATTAAGCAGCGATGAACTCCGCATATTAACTCTATACCGAGCCGGCCAATATAAAGATATTGTAAATTTAATGATGGAAAAAATGTAAAGGAGGAACAGCTATGGGATTGTTTGATTTTTTCAAGAAGAAAACTAAACCAGTACAGAATACCGTGCCACAATATCAGCTCCTGCCGGTGGATGCCGTTCAGATTCACAAGTCTCCCCTCACTTCCGGAAACATAAAATCTATGAAGAGTGATTGCTATGTTTTGCACTTCGAGACTACTGGAACATTTGCGTTCGGTGATCCATCCGACAAATACACAAATATGATCACGGCCATCAAGTGTGCAAGATTCAAAGATATGCAGATGGTCGATAGTTTTTTCTCTCTCGTCAATCCAGGTCGTCAAATACCCAAAGGAGCTACAACAGCCAGCGGTATCGATAATCAAATGGTAGCATCAGCTCCCACCATTGAACAGGTATTTCCTCAATTTATGAACTATTTCCACGATGCTCTGAATGGCACGCTAGTTCTTGCATACAATGAAGAATTTAACGGCGATTTCCTAAAGATAACAATGCGGCGACAGATGATCCCCGGAGATATCCGTATGCTTGATGTTATGAAACTAGCAGACAAGAAAATATTAACAGATAATTATCCAACCATCAAACAGGCAATGAAGGCCTCAAAATATAAAGATAGAGAACTGAACACTGACATCCACAAATGTCAAGCAATTGCAAAGATAGCTTTTACTCTTGTAGATGTCCCTGATAACTCTATAGAGGTCAAATAATTATGACGATTGAAAAGCTCCCCAGCGGATCCTACCGCATCAGCCAATCCGATCACGGCCACCGCTACCGTCTCACCGTGGATCATAAACCCACCCACAGCGAGGCCGTGCGGCTTATGGCGGCCCTGATCGCATCAACCCCTGCCAACTGTCCACGCGGATCTTTTCGCGCCGCCTGTGACCAATATAACGCATCCAAGAGCAATGTCCTGTCTGCGACCACTCTCCGGGAGTATGAGAGATATGCGCGACTGCTGCCGGAGAGCTTCTCCCACCTCCCCCTGATGCAGATCACCGCCAGAGATGTGCAACAGGTCATCAACGACCTCACGCCCGGACGCAATCCAAAGACCGTGGCCAACTATGCGCATTATATTTCCGCTGTCCTTATGTCCAATGGGATCCGGCTCCCGGCTCCGAAGCTCCCCCAGAGGATCCGAACGGTGCAACACATCCCTTCCGCGGATGAAATCCGCGCCACGCTGGAAGCTCTGGCCGGGACGGAACACGACCTTGCGATCCGTCTCTGCTGCTTCGGCCTGCGCAGATCCGAGGTCTGTGCGCTCACTCCGGAGGATCTGGACGGAAACACGCTCCACATCTCCCATGCGGTCGTGAAAGATAAGAACAGGCATTTTATTATCAAAACCACAAAAACCACCGCCAGCGATCGCTACGTGGTCATTCCTGCCGATCTGGCGGACCGTATCCGCGCACAGGGATATATTTACAAGTACAACCCGGACAACTTATACAAGGCTCTCCAAAGGGCACAAGACCGGGCAGGTGTGCCCCACTTCCGCCTGCACGCTCTCCGGCACTTCTTTGCCTCGTATCTCCACGATCTGGGATATTCCGACAAACAGGTGCAGGCCCTCGGAGGATGGTCCACAGACTCGATCATGAAATCCATCTACCAGCATGCCCTCGATATGGATGCCGCCAAGACTCGCGCAAGTGCTGATCTGTCGGCGCTTCTTCCCTGATTTTCCGTGGGCAATTTCGTGGGCAATTTCGTGGGCAAAATCTCTAAAACCCCCATTTTTAGGCTATAATTTACACTTATATTTTTAGGCATAGAAAAAGCCCCGGAAGCCTTATTTTACAAGGTTTCCGGGGCTTTTTTTGATAGTGGGACCAACAGGGTTCGAAAATGTCTACATAAGTCTTAAAACGCCCGTCAGTATTGTGTCTCAGAAGTCCGTGGACAATTTTATGGGCACGAAAGTCTATTTTTTACCTATTTAACACATCCGCTTGCGCTGTCCGCTCTCGATCTCGGCCTTGCCGCACATACAATAGTGCTTGTAGTATGCCTCCCAGTCGTCACCGAATGCCGCATTCAGGTCCGGGTTGGTATTGCGGTATGTTACCGGAGAGAAGTCTGCCGATGCCTGTCGAGCTTCCAACATCCCGAAGGTGATGAAGTGCATCCAGAGCTGATCCGGTGACTTTAGTCCTGCTGCCAGCAGATCCGGATACCGTCCGCCGTAATATGTCGCATTGAATACCGGCGACAGATCGATGCCTTCATAGATCCGATCAGAGATGGTCTGTGGCCGGAGCCGTGCATTGATCTGCGATGCGATGGAGCCATTGACCAGCAGATTGTTGATGTACGGTCCTGGGCATGTTGTAGCGGCGAACATGCGATGGGTTGTCAATACTCCCTGCTTTGTGCCGGTATAGTTGACCGTCTTGATGTCGTTCCGCTGGCAGATGTCCACGCACAGATCGATGAGAGACTTATATGCCGCGTCACTGATCGGCCAGTCGCCGCCTCTCTGTGAGTTGCTCACTTCGATCGTGATGGCTTGGTTGTCGTTCCAACTGCTCGATGATGTCCATGCTCTGTGGCATTCCAGAACGCTCTGTCCTATCATACCATCATTCCCGATGCAGTAGTTGGCTGATGCTTTCCGAGTTGCCGGAATAAAGCCATCTACTATGTTCTGCGCAGTACCTACACCTGCAGCGTGATGGATCGTGATCTTGCTGATCGCCGCCGTCCGTCTACTGTAGTTCCGCGTCAAATTTCGGTATGTCACCAGATTACTTTCGCTCATCGTCGCCTCCTGTCTCCGTCACATCCTCGGTCTTTTTCTTCAGATTCTTGATCAGTTTTCTAAGGAACGGCGGCACCGGTCCATCTGCATCCGCCACATTCTCGATGATTGACAGCATCTCATTAAAAGCCAGCCAGAGAGCGACCACGACCGCTACGATATACGGCTGTCGGAAGTCCGGCCTGACCTGCTGCGCTGCATAGTTGACCAGAGTATCGATCAACCAGCCGACCGCGATCAGCAGATACATGAGCACTTTCTTTTTGAGTCCCTGGAAACCTTTGAGACTGTCAATCTGCTCTCCGCGCTTCGGGGCCGCAATCAGTGCCGTTATATAGTCGATTACATTGCACGCCAGCAGCACATAGACCGGCACCGCAAGGTTGCCCAGGAAGCCGTTCACGGCTGCCAACACTCCGATCAATACTGCCTGCACCTTTTTGATGTTGTCCATCTGTCTCTCCCTCATAGCCCGTATCACCCACGGGGCATCGTTCGTTAATCTGCCCTTTAATTAACTAACTAACGACTAATAACAGAGTTTAATTCTCTGGCTTTGTGCAGATAATGAGTAATCATCCGATGTTAATACCCCGGCACTACTTGTAGTAAATGCCAATACTTTCTTCTCTCTGCAATTAAATACCTGCGTTATTAGCTTATAACCATTAGTCTCTATCTTACTATCAACACGGGTGAATTGTGCATTATATGTATCGTTCATGTGGTAGATGTATAAATTTGCATAAACAATATAACTACGAGTTTTTTCATCGTCACTTAACGCATTATAGGCTGTATATAACGCCTCCATGACATCTGCGTATGTACTATAGGTGTTAGGGGCTATATCTAATACTACATGGTTAGGTTTAATTTCCGCAACTTCCTCTGCCAGCCCATTCACCTGCTCCTGCACTGCACCAATCGCCCCACTCACGCCATTGACAGTTACGCTGATCTGCCCCGTGGATGCTGTGAGGGTGTTCTGTCCTTTGAGCAACTGGATCTGCTGGGGGGTAAGCTGGATGGTGGTAGGGGTGGCGAGTTCGTAAGTTGCTGTCATACCATCCATAGCCGTTGTAAATTCCGTTGCATCTGCATAATTGGTGGTATCCTTTACATATAAACGATTATAACTCGCATTATTAGTGATACTTGCATCATCCTTGTTTAGCATTTGAGTTTGACCAGTTACAGTAGTAACGGTCTTATAACAAGAACATTTAATACTAGGTAATTCTCTTTCAATCCCCACAACGCTATCAGACACTTCAGTATAGTATACTGTTTGATATTTCGTCCACGAAAGACTACCAAGGTCAACAATCCCGTGCGTCACCGTCATCACACCGCTATCAAAGTCCACAGTACCACCGTAAATGGTATCTCCGAGGGCGATGGTGTAGGTCTTGCCTGCGTAGGGTTCGTAGGGGGTTTTTACAGAACCTAATTCGCATTGCGGGAAACGTGTAGTATAATTTGCGCCGTTGATGCAAACTTTAGTTGCACCTTCTGGAGCTGTGAACGTGTATTTTGTATCATACATTTCTGGCGAAAAATCAGCAAGATGTGACCAACCACCGTCTATATATAGATACATTGATAACCACGGTCTTGACGATCCTTCCGCAGGATTTGCAGAAATAGTGTATATATTCCCACTCTTAATAGGTGCTTTTACACAATCTCCCAATCCGGATGCTATTTCTGTTAAATCTGAACTATCAAACAGATTAACGCCATCCCTCTGCACACTTGCTTCTGTATGTCCCGTAATAGGGCAGATGTTTTCATACGGAGCCCATATGGTCATATCTGCACTTGCGTCTGCAATCATCGGATAAATCTTCAATGTACCCGTAACTGTAGCGCCAGCAGGAAATTGCAATAAGCAATAGTGCAAGGTATCATCATCATTTGCTATTGTAAATGTGTTGCTGGCAACATTAGGGCTCAACTCTGCACGCGGTATACCAGACTCTCCACCACCCATAACAAACAGTACATTGCCCGTATATGTGCCCTCGGCTTTAAGAATTGCTTTATAACTTCCAGCTTTCAGCCCACTGCCAGCATCAGTATTTAAGAACATATAATTTACTGTGCCAGAACATGAACCGTTAATTGTGACATCAAGAGAACCGTCAGTATTTTTAGTAATCGTAACATTGCTCTGGATAAATGAAGAACCAGCATAATAGTTGTTGTTCAACTTATTCTTCCCAGCTCCCCCCACCCAGGGCGCACTCTGTCCATGCAAGTCCTGCACAGGCTCAATCTTAACAGAGCAGTCAGCCAAATTAGCGGGTACGGCATCCTCGATAGTGATAACATCGGCATAAGGGTATACTGTGGCATCGCCGTTGACCTCTTCGGATAAGTCAGTTAAACCACTCTTTAACGAACTAATGTCACCCTCATGCTCGTTGATCGCACCAACGATGGTTTTTGCTTCGGTGTCCAGATTATTGTCGGTTACGTTCTGCTTACCAGCTAATGCCGCCGTTACTCTGCTCACGATAGCCTTATCATCGTTGGTGTAGTCATTCGTGGACAGACCTTTGCCCTCTACCTTGTCTACCTTGTTTGCAAGTGCGTTTTCAGTGGCAAGACCTAAATCACTGGCGGTCTTATTTCCCCGCAAGGTTACGCCACCGATCTGCGGCAGGTTATCCAGATTGTTGTAGTTGTTGGTTCCACCACCGCCGCCGCCGTTCTTCTTAATAAGTCCCAGCAGTATCTCATCGCTTAACATTCTGTCGCTCATCACTTTTCCCTCCTTACTGCTGATACCACGCATTGTCAACGCCGGCCAGATACACATCGCCGGTGCTTGTCACATAAACCACAGAGTCCGGCGTAAATTTCCATGTCGCATCGCACCCCGGAACGTCTGCAGGTACCGGCATTGTCGCCGGCGTTTCATCTGCAAAAAATGTCGCCTTGATGTAATTTTGGTCTGCCTCGTATATCAGTTCGCTCTTGGTCAACTTCATTTTGTTTTCCTCCTTTGTTTATGTTAGCCATTCAGTTGGCAATTCTGAATTGCCATAACTTTTTACTTTGAGTAAATCTAAAGCAGATCCGCTTATATCTACCTGTCTTATCCCCGATGCATTCACACGGTCAGCTATCGCTCCTATGTATGTCACGTCATATATGATTGTATTTCCTGCTCTATTTCCAAGAAACGCACCAGCTCCTGCAAATGTGTAATAATTGCATGATTGGTCATCTACTGCTTTAGTCACACTGCCATAATTCCCGCTATGAATAATGCTATCTTCATAGCCAAAGTCGCAATATACAGTGATTTCGCCGTCATCACTTTCGGCTCTATATCTCAACCAGTATCCAATTTTCTCTCCATTGCTCAATAATGGGATTGTTAATATATATGGCAGCTTATTTATTGGTGTTGGTGTCGCTTCGATGCCTATAAATCCGGCTGGTGGCTCTGCATACCATCTGTTTTCACGTTTAACGAAACTGCCCCATGGATTAGATGATGGTCTGTTTATATAAGCATTTCCATTATCTCCAAAGGACTGCATCGGACTTGCATTCCTGCTATTGTGCCATATTACTTCGAAGGGTTCTTCGCCAGCCGTTATCTGTTTTGCAAAAATATAAGCACTTGAAATTATCATGACAGCGTACCTCCTACCATTCCGAACGCCACACCAAAGACGTGATCTCCTGCTGCCAGGTTGCCGGTCAGGAAGTCTAGTGTCAGGATATGATCGCCTGTCTCGTATGTCTGCGTGAGTGCTGGCTGTTGCACTCCATCGACTGCGTATAATACAGTCAGCGTGGCCGGCGTGCCGGATACGGTCTGTGCAATGTGGAAGTTGACCGTGCTGCAGAACCTCGCCTTTGTGGATTCCGCCAAATTAAAATATGCCGCCATCACGATTGCACTGCTGCCATCCGCAATGCTCGCCGTGCTCTTGGTCTGCGGTTCGACATAGTCGTATGTGATCTGGTCGATCTTTTGCTGCGTCTGTGCTTCAGACTCCCGGATCTTCTTTTCTGCCTGTTTGACTGCTTTGGTCTCGCTGCTTTTGGATACCTGCTCGACCGTGCTTGCTACATCCTCAAACTCCACTCCGATCGTGGCCGACTCGTAGCGATCCAGCAGTACATTCCACGACAGCCGCGATACCTTGGCCATCGTGCTGATCCCCAGCGGCTCAAAGATCACCTTGACCGTATCACACAAGTAGATCGGGATCGAGATGTCCGTGTCGTCTACATATGACACATCGATCGACACTCTTGGCAGACCGATGGACGATGCTGCCAGGTATTCCTCCGCTTTTGCTCGGAGTGCCGCCTCATCCGGAGTGCTTGCAAAGCTCGGCGTAAAATCTACCGGCATTATTCTCGGATACGGATACAAGGCCGCTGTCGGTGCAAGCAGAACCTTTTCTGTCAGATCAACATAGTCGCCGCCGCTGTTGTAGTACGGATAGATGCCTGTGTATGTATCCTCGATGCTCTGCTCCTGGGTGATGTCGGTGATGTTCTTTCCGTACCGGATCACCTTGCCCCGATTCTGTCCGCGCTCTTGCCAGATATGCACGTCGTACATATCCCACTCGACCTCTGCCCCCCATCTGGCCAGCAGATTGTCATCGATGCCGCCGATGATCGCCCGACAGCTGTCAACGACCTCTGTGTTAAACTCTCCCTCTTCCACGTCCGTGTCAAAAGTAAACGGGTTCGCGATAACACTTCGCATACTTAAAAGGCTCACCACATCCGCTGGGTTGTCCGCGACAAACGGCTCCACCGGGATAGCGGTGAGCTGGTAGGATATATGCTGCGCTCTGATGGTAGATATGCCATCAATCGCGTCAGTCACCTCATAGATCCGGAACGCCTGCTTTTTGGTCTGTTGGTTTGCTCTGCAGTATATGATATTGCTCATCATTAACTGCCCAAAGTGCCGACCGCCGACAGGGTATTCCATCGTCAATTCGTAAATGCCGTTGCGTTCTTCCTCCACGATGCAGGAGATGGCATCCGCAAGCCGTCCCAATCCGTTTGATGTAAAATTTTGTTCATTCGCTCCGTAGAGTATCGGAAACATTTACAACCTCCACCACCTCGGTGTGATCTCTACTCTTGTCACACCGTCCAAAACGATGATATTTGCCCCGCTACGGAGTTTTGGGAACTCATCCAGGGAAATATACATATTTGCGTTTGCCGCCCCGTAGAACGCCTCCTGCAAGTCGCAATCGATATCTATATACTCGTAGCTATGAGATGCTATTTCGATCTCTGTTCCGTTCACGGTGATCGCTCCGGATCCGTACACACGGATGAGCGGTTTCGCCGGCATATCAGTCGGATTGCTGATGCTTCCGCCTGCCGTGAATGTCGTCACCGTCTCTCCGCTTGTTAAGAACCGCTCCGGCCTGCAGTTAAATACCAGATCGAAGCTCCCCGCCGCCAACCATCTCACCGGATCGACCACCATTCCCTGTGACAGCACCGCAAGCCGGAACTCATCCGCATGGTAGGTGTCCGACAGCCGCACATAGTTCAGCGGCTCCAGCAGTTTGTTCGCCCAGGCAGTCAGGTTTGCCTTAAAATCTTTTACGATAAACGCCGGATATGTCACCTCAATATTCTTGTATCGACCGTGGTCGTTGATGATATCGCCGTTCCTTCCGGGTACCTCGATCATCTCACGATCACGGGCAGGGGAGTTGAATGCCCCTGTCCCGCTGATGTATACGCCATATTGCAGGCTGTTGATATTATTAAATGTTAAAGAGTTTAAGCCCATGCAGATCTCCTCTGTGCCACGCTTGTCGTGATCCTACGGTCTACCGCTATCGCCAGGTCGTTGATGTTCTGGCCGGGGGCGCCGTTGATCGTGTTGGCAATGTTAAAAGTCAATGTGGATGCATTAACCGGCTGTGCAACTGCTGCCGCCATATCTTCTGCAGCTTTCCGTACTTCCGGGATGTTGTCCCGGATTCCCTTGGCAAACAAATCCATCATATCTGGCGCAAATTCGTGAAACCGCGAGAGGCTTCCTTTTTCCGGTTCCGAGAACCCGAGATACGCCGCGATCTCGTCCGCAGTCGCCGCGATTTCTTCCGTCAATGCTCCGACCTTCTCCTTGATTCCGTTGATAAAATTCTCAATCATGTCGCGTCCCCACGTGAGAGCCTTGCCCGGCAGGTCAGCCAGAAACTGCACAGCCTCGCCCACTCCGTTTACGATCGAGTCCTTGATTCCTGTCACCTTCTCCACGATGCCGTCCCAGATGTTTTGGAAGATCTCCAACGTCTGCTTTAACAGGTCGCCCCAGAACTCAATCGCCTCGTAAACGATTTCATCAATCTTCTCTCGGATGCTCGCGCCAAGCTCCAGCAATGCTTCGCCGATGCCTGCCACGATCTTCCAAAAGATTTGTATCGAGGTCTTCATGAAGCCTTCAAAGAAGATGATGACTGTCCGGATCGTCAGCTCCACAAGGTTCGTGGCGATGCGCTTCAAATCTTCCCATGCTGCAGTCCAATCTCCATTTACCAGGTTTTTAACAAGATTTACAACATTTATGATAAAGTCGATAAATGTCTGCAATTGCGGGATAATCCCATCAATGACGACGGTCTTGACCATCTGAACGATGTCGGAACCGAATGCCGCCCACAAGGCCTGCATCAGCTCCTGGAACGCCGCCCACAATTGCCCAAGCGCATCGATCAGTGGTGCAACCGACAGCTGTATCTCGTTAAATATGCCGGAGATGTCATTCCGGAAGCCCTCATCCGATGACCACAGAGCCGCAAACGCCGCCGCAAGTGCCGCAATAGCAGCGACCACAATGCCGACCGGTCCCGTGAGCGCCGTGAGCGCTGTCCCGATCTCCGGCAGAAACTGTATCAGTGATCCGATGCCGCTGATCAGCCTACCGCCAACCGACAGAAGAGGCCCTATGGCGGCAGCAACGCCCGCAATCTTGATGATAGTCTGCTTCTGTGTGTCGTCCAGCTTCGTCCATCGGTCTTTCAGCTCTTTGGCAAAGTCGTTCACCTTCTTGAGGGCCGGAACCAGCATATCCTGCATTGTCGCCGCAATGTCTGCGCCTGTGATCTTCAGCTCATTCAGGATGGTTTTTAGTTCATCCACCGGATTGATGGTTCCCTCAAAAGTCCGCTCTACCGTACCAATGACGGACATATCCTTTTCGAGGTCTTTCATCGACAGGCGGCCGCTCGCCGCCATATCAACAAAGCGATCTGCCGCTTTTGAACCAAATACATCGACTGCCATCGCGAAATCTTCTGCAGATACCTCACCATCCTGCAGAGCTTCCAGCATATCGGCAAGGCCTTCTGTGACACTGATGTTGTCTTTCTTCCAGTTGACGGCCGCCTTAGCCAGTCCGGCAAGGGCCTGCGATGCATCCACACCATTCTGTTCAAATTTCCCAAGCAAAACGACCGATTCGTCAAAACTCAGGCCAAGATCCCGCAGAACCGTGCCATTGGTCTCTATGTTTGACATCAATTTGGATACGTCCGTACCTGTCGCCTGCCCCGTTGCCGCCAACAGATCCAGCATCTCGCCCAGATCTTCCACGTTCATCCCGAACTGCTGCATCAAACGCGATGCGGAGCCGATGGAACCGTTAAGGTCAGTATCCGCTATATGTGCGAACTTAATGAACTGCTCGGAAACGTCCTGCAGATCCTGATCCATCAATCCAAAACGTGTGTTGACTTCTCCGGCTGCGATGCCTGCCTGTTCAAACGATGTCGGGAGTGTGGTTGCTATGTTGTTGACCGTATCCTGCAGGGATTCCAGTGTTTCCCCGGTCGCTCCTGTCTTCTTTACAACGACATCCATAGCCGCATCGACTTCTGTCCACGCTGTCATGGACGCAGCACCCGCCGCAAGGATCGGGCCGGTGACATACTTGGTCATCGTGTCGCCGACAGCGGTCATTTTCGCGCCTGCTTCTTGTACTTTTTCTCCAACTTCGCCCATCTGCTGGGCCACAAGCTTGGCCTGCTGCTTTCCAACGCTCCCGAACTCCTTCAGCTCGCCTTCAAGTCCTTTGAGAGACTGCTGGGTGTCGATGATCTCACGTTCCAGAGCTTTCTGCTCTTCCGTGATCTCTCCGGTGGAGTTATTGGCCTTCATCTGTTCGAGGGCCTGTTTCTCCTGCTCCAGCTTCTTTTTGGTCTCTTCGATCGCGGTGTTCAGGTATTCCTGCTTCTGTTTCAAAAGATCCGTGTTCCCCGGATCCATTTTGAGCAGGCCGTCAACGTCTTTGAGCGCGCTCTGGGTATCCTTCAGCGTGCTGTTGACTTTTTTGAGAGAGTCCTGCAGCTGCTTTGTATCCCCTCCGATTTCGATTGTTATTCCTTTGATCCGGTTTCCGGCCATCTTACCACCTGTCAAAATCCTGCTGTGTCGCCTGTCTTACTTTTGGTTCGTCACTATCTGCAAAATCGTTATTGCTCTCGATAATGAGATCCATCACGAACCCTTCTTCTATTTCTTCCAGATCGTCCATCCGCAGACCGATCTGCAATGCTCTCAATGCATAGATGGCGGTGTTTATTTCTCGGGATCCGCCGTCCCCTCTGTTTTTTTTAGTTCCGAGCTGGACAATTTATTGCCCAGGTACAGCATCAGGATTTCCTTTGATGCCTGCGCCATATCGATTGTCTCAAACTGATCCAGCCATATCATATAGTCATCTTCTGTGAGCCTGGTCATATCCGCACGTTCTGCCGATCTTGCCATAATATATCCCAGTTTCTGGAGCTTCTCGATCACCGTTGCGTCCATCTTTCCCGGATCCATATTCGTCAGTGCTTGCATGATATCTTCGTGGAATGTGTTCCTGTACCGGATGGCTGTCGCAGCGCTGGAGCGCATCACTACTTCGGTTTCTCCAATTTTGACTGTCTTTTGCATATATCCCTCCAAATTTTTGAAAAAAGGGAGAACACCGCAGTGCCCTCCCCTGTGTGATTGTTTAGGCTGTTACAGTCACCGCACATGTGTCTGTGTAGTCTGTTCCGTCCACGGTGATCTTCGCCGTAATGGTCGCAGAGCCTGCGGACAGCGGGATCACCACGCCATCGCTTACTGCTGCCACTGCATTGTCGCTGGATGTCCATGTTACCGCCGAACCGTACGGAACTGCGTATGCGGTCAGCTTTTCACTTTCACCGCCTGCAGTCAGGGCCAGCTCGGTTTCATCCAGAGAGATGCCGGGTGCTGCCACAGTGCCCTGGTATACGGACGCAAACCATGTATCATACGGCGCATCATCCGCAAGTGCACGGCTCTTGAACACGTCAGCGTTCAGAGCATTGATATGGATCGGTGCCGCCGTCATGTTCAGAGTGTCGGTCTGCGGTGTGATGGTCTCCGTGTTGGTCTCGCCGCCGATGCTCGGCTTGGAAGCCGTGCAGTTGTACAGCACATGGCGCGTGTTCTTCTTGTCGCCGTCGAACTGAAAAAGCAGTGCAAACGGAACCGTCGGAGCATTGGCTACCTCTGTCAGGCAGCCGTTCGCATCCTCAACCTCTCCCAGGATGTCCTTGCGGAAGTCGTCGGTGATCTGTGCGATCTCAAGCGATCCGTTATACCCTGCATCGCCCTGCAGAGTGAAGAATGCGATATTGTCCGCGTAAAATGTATTCGCTTCGCCCTGATGATCCATCGTCAAATTAACAGCACCCGGCAGTCTCTTCGGAGTGCCGTAGGTTGCTGTGTTGTCGTTCGGGCTGATCGTAGCTACTGCATAATACACATTTGTCAGGCCATATTTGACCTTGTTGGTATTTGCCATTTTCTTTATTCCTCCTTGCTTATGATGATGTCGCCCGCGTAGGCTGTCACGTAGAGCAGTTCCGACTCCAGATAGGTTTCCGTCTTATCGTAGGCCCATCCGTTCGCTTCCAGAATGCTCTCGATCGCTTCCTCGCGGTCGAAGTCTTTGATATCCGTATACAGTTCTATCCGCAGATCCGAGATCCGTTGGAAGTTGATGTTGTCGGCATACAGATCATCGATACCGCTAAAAAACCACCGTATGTACGGCGGTTTCAGCGTTCTCTGTTCCTCTTCATCGAAATGATGATAGGCATACGGCAGACCGATCCCTGCGACCATTGCCGCGATCTCTTTGATTGTCATATGTTCTTCACCACCTCTTCCTCGAAGTCCTTCTCAATCTGTTCCTCTACCGGTTTGATGTGCGACTTTCCCGGCCAAAAGGCGCCATTTCGAAGTGTGTGTCCGTTCTCTAACAGGTGCGGCAGTCCTGGCTTCTTGGAGTAGATCACGCCGGTTGCACCGACACGATCATTCTCCACCTTATACGTCCAGCTCTTTGCATATTCTCCCGTCCCGCCGAACGCTTTTTTGCTGGCCTGTCTGACCGCCTTCGCTCCCGCTTTGGTCACTTCCTTCACTGCTTCTTGGGTTCCCGCTGTGACCTCTCCGGCATACTCTTCCAGCGCTTTCGATATCGCACTTGCCAGCTGGTCATGTGGAGTTCCTCTTGCCATCGGTTCCGCCTTTCCTCTCTGCATACAGTTCCATGTAGTCGCCGGATTCGTATGTCCGGTAGACGGAGTAGGTTGCTCCGTGATACTCCACGACCGTCTCTCCCTGGTAGTCGCCCTGAAACACGTCAAAGCGGAACTCCGGATTTAATCCGTTCCGCCCTGCTTCAAAGAACTCCCGCCGTGAGATTGACAGCACCCGCGCATAGACTTCCCTGCGCTCCGGCTCGCCTTCGATCCACCGTCCATATTCGTCCTGTGTCCTTACTCCCTTGTACAGAGTGATCACATCGTCCTTCATCGCATCTTCTCCGAGAATAGCCTGTTGTTGAGAATATACCGGAGCTGCTTTGGCATGCCCTCGCCGCTGTCTCGCTTTCTCCACAGCCACCCTGCATACATTACCACCAACTGTGCATCCTCCAGATCGGTTATGTCCAGCGTAACACCTTCCGTCCCGATCATCTCCTTTGCGGAATTGATGTACTGTGTCAGACGTGTGTCATATGCGGTTGTGTTGATTTTTAAATCAACTTTGAGCATTGTCAAAAGCTGCTCCATCGTATATCTCCTTTACTTATTCCGTTACAGTTACGGTGCAAGCCGCATCATACTCTCCGCTTGTTGCGGTGATGATCGCGGATCCTGCTGCCACGCCTGTCACCTTTCCGTTATCGTCTACGGTCGCCGCAGTGGTATCAGAGGATGCCCATGTGATCGCTCCGTCTACCGGGAAAGTCTTTGCTTTAAGCTGTACATTTCCACCTGCTGCGATGGATGCTGTGCTCTTGCTGATCTGTACGCCCTGCACGCTGTTTGCGGTGTCTCCCGCGAAGCTCATGGAATCGCTCGGAGTTGCTCCGTTCACGCCGATCGCGATGAATGCCTCTGCGATAGTAGGTTTGCCATCATAACGTGCCGTGCCCTTGAATACGGTCTGATCTGCCAGGAAGCGATAGTGCTCGCTCTGCGCAAACTTCTGGCCGCCTCTCTCTGCCAGCAGGTACAGGTCGAAGAATCCGCCGATAATTACATAGTTCGGGACGAAGTTCAGAACTTCGACGATACCGTCAATCACCGGCATACGACCATTGACTCCTGCCACGATTGCACCGGACGCGTCAATGCTCATAGACTGTGCCACCATCCAATTGTATGTCAGCTCATTCATGACCCATACCTTTTCGCCGCGTCCATAATTGCTTCTCTTTGCAGCCGCGGAGTTGATCATAAAAGCCTTGTACAGATCAATTCCGGTCACGCTATTAGCGATTGTCTTGATGTTGGTCGTGTGCAAGTCAACCCACGGACGAGCGGTCGCCGGATAGCCTGCCGGCTCGGAAGTCTGTGCCAGACGGGTCATTACACCCAGCGGCATGTGGTTGCCGGTACCGAACAGGATCGCCTTGTCCAACGCCAAACCGATGGACTGTCCCAGTGCGGTCATCAGTTCTGCAGCCAGATCAACATCAGAGTCCTCCAGAACTGCGTTGCAGATTGCAAAAAAGCCGCCGACCTTGTTGCATCCAACTTCCACATCAGCAAAACCAAGATCCAGCTCATTCAGGTTTGCGCAGCACTCCGTCCATACTGCCTCCGGAACGGTGCCCTGGATCACCATACGGCCGTCACCGTTCAGCGGTTTCACGTTTACGTGCTTGTACAATTTGGAGTAGTTCTCCACGTTCTCCCGCAGGATCCCCAGGAATACTTCCGGAATGGTCAGACCTACGTTGGTCAGTGCTCTTTTCTCTTTCATCGCAGTGCGAACTTCTCCGAGGTAGTTCTTAACATCCTCGCGCGCGAAAAATGCATCGCGTTCCTGCTGGGACTTGCCAAACATTGCTGCTCTCTTGCTCATTGCTTTGATCTCCTCTCTCTTCTCTTCGACCGGTGCAACCGGTGCCGGTGTCTGTGTGTCCTGTGCTGCCTCTTCGTCAGCCAGCGACTGCTCCAGCTCTCTGACTTCTGCCTCGAGCTTTTCTTTTGCTTCCTCGTGCTCTTTCTTCTCTGCCTCGAACTTCTCAATCTCACCGTCTACCGCATCGCGCTCTTCCTGCGTTGTGGTCTCTTCGATAGATTTCTCCAGTTCTGCCTCTCTCTTTTCAAACTCCGCATCCTTCTCACGCAGAGCTTCCAGAGCCTTCTGTGCGTCGTTCAGCTTCTTCCGAAGCATGATTGCTTTCAGCGCCATCTCTTACTCTCCTTTCAGTCTCTTCAACATCTTTTCCTTCCACGCCTGCGCCTCACGTTTCTGGATCTCTTCCCGTTCGGTGCAACGCGCGGTTATGCTTGTTTCCTCATACGCAGGAAACGTGCAGCAACTCACCTCGTACAGATCCACCTCTTTGATGGTCCAATGGATGCTCCCGTCCTCCCGGATATCGGTATCCTCAGAACGGATGTCGAAGCCAAACGAACACTGATCCACATCGCCACGTTTCACCCGCTCGTAGAGGTTCATCGCATCCGCATCTTTCGGATTGATACGGATGGATCCCCACAGTCCGCGGTTATCCTCGCGCAACTCTAAAGTGCCCGCCTTGCTTCTTCCAAGCACCAACGTCGTGTCGTGGTTGGTGAGTGCTCTCACATCGTTTGACAGCGTTTTTGTAAACGCCCCCGGTGCAATGCTTTCCGTCAGCCCCGGTGCAATTTCATATATGCTGTTAAATACAGCAAAGTGCCCCTCGATCCTGGGTTCATCGCCGTCTTCTCTTGTCGAAAAATCTGTTGCTATCGTGCGCATCCTGCGCTGTTTGTCTGCCATCTCATTCTCCTTCCTGGATCAGCTTGCTTTGCTGTCCGATCATATCTGCCGGTATAAAGTTCTCCAAGATCCGGAGATCATCCAGTCCTTCCCTCGGAGGCATTCCCATGATGTCCCTCACTTCGTTTCCGGTGACGATGCCCTTGTCACTCAATCCGCCATATACTGCGTATAGGCTGTTGAGGTCAAAGTCCATCAGGCTGCGGACGTTGAACCGCAGATACATCTTCGGCGACAGGATCAGCTTCTTGCTCATTTCCTGTGCGATCGAGACCGCCAGCGGTCGGATCGTGTTCTGTACGAAACTGTTCCACGCTGCTCGGTCATATCCACCGACACCCAAAAGGAAAGCCGGAACACCCAACACTGCAGCGACTGTCCTCTTGTCGATCTCCACGGAATCGCTGATCGCAAGATCCGCCAGTGTGAGCGGTTTGACTTGCTCCACACTAAACTGATCCGCCGGAATGATCCACGGCTGCCCCGGCGTTTCCGGTTTGATGTATGAGTCAATCAGCTTTTGCCTTCCTGCAGGGCTGGAAAACTCTTCCGTCAGAGCATCCACCTTGACGATGATGCTCGGTTTGTATTCTGAACCCATAAAGGCCTTCTTGGTTGCGGCTGCCTGTTTCAAATTGTTGGCCACATCCAGCAGTGAGACCGTCACTCCCGCACCTTTCCACAGGTAATACTTGTCCGGATTATAGACAAAGTGGAGCAGGTTTCCCGGTTTCTTCGCCACTCCGTCAATCCACACCTGATAGTCCCGATAGGATCCACCCACCGGAAGCAATTGCACGCGGCTTGCCGCGATCGGCTCCAGGCTCTCCAGGTATCCGAGGTGCGTATGTGGTACAACGATCGCATTTCCCCGTCCGTACAACAGCATCGTCATCACGATCGACTGCATCCACATGGATCTTGTCATTGTCGGCATCGGATCGATGTCGATCACTCGCGACAGTTCATTTATGACCCGGACGTCTCCCCTCTCCGTATTTGCCATCAGATGGATGGTCATGGATCCGATCAGCTCCGCAATTCTGCGGCACGCCGTCAGGATCTCCGGGTTGCGGTCGAGAGATGTATATCCGGGCACGCAAATATCACCGTCAGACAGCACAAAAGCAACCTGACCGGTGCAACGCTTTTCTGTCTTTTGTTTGGTCCTACTCATCTCCCCACCATTCTTTTCCTTTCTTTTCCTTTTCTTCTCTTGCGACCATCTGGATTGTCGCGAACACCGACGCATCAAACAGGTCGATGCGCATCTCCGGCGATACTTTCTCGTATTGCACCGCATCGTCCGTCTTCTCGACTGCTGCCACGTTCTGCACGCAATACTCATATGCGGTCGAGTGCAGATAGTAGAGGCTTCCATTCTTGGCCGCCGTCTCAATATGTCTAAAACCTTGCGATTTTAGATAAAAATACTGCGGTTGATCGATCACGTTAAACCCGGCCTTTTTCATCGCCGGGAAGTATTCCTCTCCGGCGAACTTCCGGTCGTGTCCGACCGCCTTGATCCGAAAGCCCATCTTCCGCATTTTGACGAACCAGTTGACGATATCCCCAATGTTGACGGTCGGGCTGTTGCACATCGTCAGCCACCCGTCCTCTTCCCATCCGAACAGCGGGATGTTATCCTCATCAGACTTTTTGGCTGCCTGTGCGACCGGAGTGAATCCGTGGGTGATGATGATGTCCACGTTTTCATACCGTCCCACCAGTGCTGCTGCCGTGAGGTCGTACACCCTTGACAGATCGGCTCCGCCGAACCAGTCGATTTTCAATTTGGTCAGCTCTTCCAACGTCCAGTTATACTTCCGGTCGGATGCCCGGAACTCTTCGATGTCGAACCAGGCTTTGAGGGCTGTCGTGTAGATGTTCAGCGACCTGGAGAGGAAGTCCTTGCGCTGCTGCGGATCATTCTGTGCCTGCAGAGCGTCGTTGAGGATTTCCTTTGGCCTGATCGTCACGCCGTAGCTTGGATTTGCTTTCCGATGCTGGATCGGATTCGTATAATCGCAATTCCCTTTATCGTCCACATCGGCGCGGGCGATAAAAGCGAACATCTCATCATCCTTGACCGTGCCTGCTGCCACCTTTGCAGCATATTCCATCCTGCGATAGCCGAAGCTGTTGGCGTTGTCGCCTGCGGTCGTGATGCCGATCATCAACTTGTTGGTATAGCCTTTCATTGCTTCCTTGAAACGGTTATACTGTGATGCTTTTTTATACGCGGCCATTTCGTCCGCTATCGCGAAATTGCAGTTAAATGAATCCTGCGCGTCCGGATTGCTTGCCATGATCTGTATGTCGATCGATCCATCCGGTACACCGTTAGCCTCGAACGTATACTGAATCGAGTGCTCCATTGCGTTATCCTTGATGGAGAACTCATCCCTGATGCCCTTGTAGGTCAGGGAGAAGTCGATGAACTTGTACGACTCCATCGACTGCTTTAACGCTGCTGCCACCACGTACACCGTGGATCCGCTCCGTCTCTGCATGATGCTGACGGCGAAGGATAGAGCAGCCACGAACGAGGTCTTGCCGTTCTTACGGCCAAGCATGATCATCGCCTCTTTGAACCTGCGCTCCTGTGTGCCCTTGATATAAAATCCGAGCAAATTGCACACAATGAATACCTGCCACGGTTCCAGCCTTAACGGCTTCCCTAGGAGCGGAGTGCCGTCCAGCTTTTCACCTTTGCGGTGAACGAACAGTCCCTCCATCAGCGTGATGCACGCATCCGGATCCTTCGAGCGGTATTCTATGTCTTCACGTTTCAGGTCTTCCAGGAACCGCTTGCAGGCGTTGACAATATCATCCCCGGCGATTACGATATCGTGATCGGTGAGCACGAAATCCGTCCCCTTGATCACAAGGTCCGTGCCTTTGATCTCGATGTCCGTTGCGTTTCCCAGGACTTCCGCCCCGTGGATCACGTCCTCCGCATATTTGATTGCTGTCTGCTTATAGTGTCGCGCGATCATATCCCCAGTCCTTCGAGTACATCCGCGAAGGACTTCTTGCTTGACACTTTCAGATCCAGGGCTTTCTCGTTCAATCTCTTCAGTCCGGCCGGAGTCAATCCCAACTCCTTCCAGTATGTCAATGCATCCCGGTTCAATTCATTGGCCAGTTTCAGGAGCGGGTTCTGCACACGGTTGGTTGACCCTCCCTTGTTCGTGTACTCGATCACCGGCTGCCCACCTTCCTGCTTGTACAGTTTCAGCGCTTCATCCCTTCGGCACAGGATATCCGCCAGTGTCTCGATCACCACATCAAAGCTCGGTCTGTATGTTCCCAGTTCCTCACACGATGCTCTTATCTTTGATTTCCACCGATTCTTGGTCAATTTTTTCCCCCCGGATCCCCTTTTTTCCAAATTTCCCCCGTGTGTAAAAGAACC